CTAAATGGGAATCGACAGACATGGTTCTGATTCTCGGCGAAAAATTACTAACTCCGGGATCGGTTATGATCAAGAGATTTCTGATCTTCGCAGAGCTTCACCCAAATCAATTTTTTACAGAGCAGTCATTGTCGAAATTCTGAATGACCTGTCTCGTCTAACTGACGAAAAAATTACGGAGATTAAGTCAACTGTAACGAATCCGGGCCTCGTTCATACAGCACCTCGTAATAGCGCAATTGTTCGAGTTGTGTCTGGTGCACGCGACAGGAAAGGTAGTGATAGCAATGCTATCATTTGTTATCCATTCATGCCGCCGTATTTGGCTCTGCCTGCCAAGGCTGGTGAGCAGGTTTGGGTCATGTTTGAGAACGAGGACACGTCAACAGCTCTGGGTTATTGGCTGTGGCGAATTCCTGAGCCTAATCATATCGACGATATGAACTACACACATGGGGACCGCAAGTTCACGCAACTCAGCCAGCAGTCAACAAGTGAGAAGGCAGATACCGAAAACTCCACAGTCCCAGATTTTCCCAATGGTGGCGGCACTTCTGAAAACTGGTCACTCAAAAAGAAAGACGATTATGAGACGATAGTCGACAGCTCTGAGTCATACGAGGATTTTACACCAGAAGCAATCCCTCGCTTCACAAAGCGTCCAGGCGACGCTGTTTTGCAAGGCTCTAACAATACACTGATTGTTTTGGGCGAAGATCGAACAGGACCAGCGTCAGGTGGAGAAGAAAGATCTGGCGCGGGCATGATTGATATGGTTGTAGGACGAGGTACAACAGAGTCTACTGAGGCTTTTGCAATCGAAAACACACGCGGGAACCAAGAAGTCGACAAGAACCCAGCAGTTTCGGGCGGTCAAGAAAATAGCCAGGAGGGCGATCCCGACCTGGTAAATGATGCTGCTCGCTTACTTGCAGCAATGAAGACCGATGGCGATACAAATCTGGGCCTCGCTGGAAACTATCCAGAGCCTTTTGATTCTGATGCAAGTACCGTCGATGAATCTTCGTACGTAATTGCGAAGGCTAATGAAGTTCGTGTGATCGCCCGTGTAGACGGCAGTGTTAGAATTGTCAAAGAGGGTACAGTAGGCGAAGATCAATCGGCAATTCTCATGCTTTCTGACGGAACTGTAAGAATCGATGGCAATGTGATCTATATTGGACGTCCCGGGGGCGACGGTCCGGGAAAGAGTGGCGCAGAGCCTTATATCAAGTACAGTAAGTACGAGTCGCAGATGACTGAGCTCATTGACGTAGTCAACGGCCTAATGGAAGTTTTCATTGCATCCTTCGCAATACCCAATCCTCCTGTCGTGGGTGGGCCCACTCCAGCGCTGACAACAGTTTTGTCAAATCCAAACGGGCCCACCGCCGTGATCGCTCAGCTTGAAGCGCTAAAGGCAAAGCTAGCTGAAGCGAAATCATCTCGAATATTCGGAGAGTAAAATGTCGCTTGATTTAACTTCACTGAAGTCAAACATCTATGATGTTTTGGCGTCGCTAGTGTCTGATGAGTTGCCTGATGACGCCAAAGAGGAAGCGCTTGCAACAATAGAGGCGGTAGCTGACGGTCTGTCTGATGCTATTGATGCTTTTGTCAAGTCGGGTAACTATGCTACAAGTGACGAGATTACTTCATAGCGCTCTTAGTTCTTCCGATTGAATACTTACCGATGATCGGGAGTCACAATGCCCACTTTCAAAAGTGTTGGAGAATTACATACGGAGCGTAAGTTTCGAACTGTCACTAATGCGTCGCCTGTCGGCATCAGGACGCCGCTCTCATTGGGAACAAAATCTGATGGCATTTTTGCAATGCACTTCACGACAGAAGATCAGATTCAGGACAACTTTCGTAATCTTCTGCTTACAAATCATGGCGAGCGCCTGGGATTTTTTGATTACGGCGCGAACCTTAGGCCGCTTACTACCGAATTGTCATCTGAGGAGTTTGAATCTGAAGTAGCCAATCGAATCAGACGTTCAGCCAGCAAGTACATGCCTTTTATATCGTTGCAAACATTCGAGTACCAGATCGATAATTCGCAAAACAAGAACACAGCCAAGATTCGACTGAGAATAATTTACAACGTCCCCGCTTTGAACATCCAGAATAAAGGCATGGAACTTACGTTCTATCTAATTGGGTAAGGAATAGAGAATGGCACAAGATATCAAGAAGAGCATTCGACCGCTTCGCAATCGCTCCTATCTAAATAGGGATTTTGACTCTCTAAGAGCAGAGCTATTAAAGTACGCCCAGACTTACTTTCCTGACAGGATCAAGGATTTTAGTGAAGCAAGCTTAGGCGGCTTGTTGCTAGATTTTGCTGCCTTCGTAGGCGACACAAATGCTTTTTATCTGGACCATCAGTTTGGCGAATTGAATATCGAAACAGCTGTCGAGTCAAAAAACATTGAAAGGCAACTAAGATTAGCTGGTGTCACAATAACAGGAGCGTCGCCCTCTGTTGTTGACGTTGATTTCTACATCGAAGTTCCTGCTGAGTCTGTGGCCGACGGTTCGATTCAACCGCAAGTTGCGTCACTTTTGACAATTTTACAGACCACGACGCTCAAGGCAAACAACGGAACAATCTTTACGCTCACTGAGGATGTCGACTTTTCTAAAACAGATAGCGACGGCGAGCTCGTCGCAGACGTCATTGTTTCTGAAACTGATGGAAGCGGGAATCCGTCCTATTACATCCTCAAGCTGTCAGGGACATTAGTCTCCGGGACATATGCAACACAATCATTCCAAATTCCCAACACCATCGTGCCATTCAGGACTATCACGCTGTCAAAAGAGGACGTCACTGATGTTTTGTCAATCATCGATTCTGATGGGAACGAATACTACGAAGTAGAATCACTTTCGCAAGATACCGTTTTTCGAGGCATCCTCAACACTGACGACGACAATGAGCTTGTCAAGGAAAATCTGGAGCTGCTCCCAGCCCCTCGACGCTTTACCAGGGAAACAAGCTATCAAACTGGCTTGACAACGATTCGTTTTGGGAGCGGCAGAGCTGACACACTAGATGATGACATCATTCCCGATCCAAGTGAATTGGCAATTCCACTATACGGAAAAAATACGTTTTCACGCTTTTCGATTGATCCCGGAAGCTTGCTTGATACACAAACATTGGGAATTTCCCCAACTAACACAACTATCACAGTCAACTATCGTTATGGTGGAGGTCTAAATCACAACGTTGCTGCTGAGTCTATTCGAACTGTTACAGCCCTCAAGTACTCATTTCCGGGCAGTTTAGATCAGGCCACCGCCCAATCAGTTAGAAATTCTATTGATGTTAAGAATCTGGGTGAAGCTGAGGGCGGCGAAGATGCACTGACTCTTGACGAGCTTAAAAGCAAAGTCCCTTCTGCGAGAAACGCACAAAGCAGAATCGTCACAAGAGAGGATTTGATCTCTCGAGTATACACAATGCCGTCAAACTTTGGCAGAGTGTTCCGAGCCGGAATTAGATCAAATCCTAACAATCCGCTAGCAACACAATTGTACATTATTAGTCGAGATAGCAAGAAAAATCTTGTCACATCGCCCGATACTCTCAAGAAGAACTTGAGAACGTATTTGAATCAGTATAGACTGATTTCCGATGCAATCGACATCTTAGATGCTGAAGTCCTCAACATTGGAGTGACTTTCCACATCGCTGTTGATCCGTCAGCTAACAAAAGTACGGTTGTTCAAAGTGTCATATCAGATTTGAAAAGCTATTTTGACATCAAGAATTTCCAGATTGACTCACCGATCAATCTGTCAGAGGTCCGCAATATCATTATCAATGGTCGAAATGTCGTGTCTGTTATTGATCTAGAGATTGAGAATAAAACAGGCGTAGTCAATGAGGCCTCGTATTCAGAATCAAACTTTAATGTGTCAGCAAATACAATCAAGTCCTTGGTTATCGGAAATCCTGGAAGTATTTTTGAAGTCAAGTATCCCGACAATGACATTGTAGGCAGCGCGTCTTAAGGAGCAACAATGTATAGAATATTGACAGCCAGTTCCGATTGCTACATTACCAACAAGATCATCAACAATGGCTTTAGAGCAACTGATGGTAATACGGGCCAAGCAGGTACGCTTGATCTTTTCAAGCTGTACAATGAGTCAACGATTAGCGGCTCTGATTATCCCATTGAGCTGTCTCGTGCTCTGATTAAATTTGATCTTGACGTACTTCGTGAAATGACAAGTAGCATTCTTGACCCATCGACCATGAATGTTGTGCTTAGCATGACAGACGTTTACGGTGGCCAGACGGTTCCTACAAACTTCATCCTGTCCGTCCTTCCATTGTCAAAGTCTTTTGATGAAGGTTTTGGGCGAGACTTGGTCGAGTACCAAGACCTAGATTCAGCTAACTGGATCACAGCATCCTACGCATCAACTCTCGTTTCCTGGGATGAAGAGGGTGCCGGAGCAACCGGTTCACTGGGCGATGCTAATATCGACGCCATGGACTTTGGTGATTTGGGAAGCGGCGTAGTGTCACTTGAGTCAACACAAACTTTTAGAACTGGTGAAGAGGACCTTCTAATCGATGTTACGTCTGTTGTTTCTGCAACACTTGCAGGAATCATTCCAGATCACGGATTTAGAATTGCATTTTCTGGAAGTCAAGAGACAGACGATCAAACAAGGTTTGTCAAGCGATTCATATCTCGTCACTCTACAAACGTCACTAAAGTTCCTAAGCTGCTTGTCCGATTTGACGACTCAACGCAGGATGATCGCGATAGCTTCTTCTTTGATGTGTCGGGAAGTTTATTTCTAAACAATTATCAGCAAGGTGTTCCAGCAAATATCGTTTCTGGTTCAAGCTTGACGCAAATTACAGGCAACAACTGTATGCTGCTCACACTGCTGTCGGGAACGTTCACGCAATCTTACAATGTGTCACAACATTCACTTGGGTCGAATTTTGTAGAGGGACTATACTCAACAGAATTTGCCATTCCATCTGTTGATGCCGATCTAGTAGACTGGATTAAGGCATCTGGTTCTGTCGAATTTACTGAAGTTTGGGGGAGTGTGGACGGAACAGTTTCGTACTTGTCAAGTAGTTTGACAATTTCGCCCATCGTTCCCATGGCTAGTAATCGAAGCCAGCGACGCTTAGAAGTAAATGTCACTAATTGCAGAAGTGAATACGACAAGGGCGAAGTAGCAAGATTTCGAGTTTACGCTTTTGATTACGATGAAGCTGACGAGTATCTATCTGCAAGAGTTCCCATTGAAGCAAAGAGCATCGTGCTCAAAGATATGCACTATCGTGTTCGAGATTTTAATAGCAACGAACTTGTGATACCCTTCGATACGACACATGATTCAACAAAAATGTCTGTTGACTCAAACGGAATGTACTTTGACTTTTACATGGACTCACTGCCTCCCGGCAGAGTCTATAAACTAGAAATGCTCGTAAGAGATCGCGGAGTCAATCAAGTCATCTCTGACACGGGCGGAAAATTCCGAGTTAATCCGTAATGCCAGTTTCAAAAATCACATCAGCAAAGACAGCACTCAGCTTCAAGAAGCCGCGTCTCTTTTCGTCGGCATACACACGCAATCTAATAGAAGATAGCGGAGTGTTGTTTCAATCAACGAGAGAGGATCTATCTGATACCAACATCGATAGCACTTCATCATTTCGGTACGATTCTCCGGGAATGGGTGTCAAGTCCACCCAGCAAATTCCACTCGATTGGAGCTTGTTTGAGAATCATACTTTCTTCAATAGTGCTGAGGTCAATGTCAATGTTGCATTCGACCGAATCATTAATGAGTTTCCCTTTGACGGTACCCGAAAAGAATTTGAGGTATTTTTTGATTCGTTGACAGGATTTGAAAAATATGTCTTCGATTCTTTTCCGAAAAACATCGGGTATCTCTTCTTCGATAATGATGCATACGTCAAAGTCAATGATTTTGCAGGATCAGAGTATCCAACGATCTCTAGCGAAAAAAGCGGAAAGACTGTCTTAGATCCTGGAGCAACGTCACCATTTTGCTTTGAGTTTCATCTGCTCGTTCCGGGTGAAGCTAACAATAATGCTGTTATCTGTCAAAAACTCAATAATGATCATGGGTTTACTCTTGCAGTTAGCGCATCAGCATCGACTTCTGTGTGTGATCTTGTTTTGATGGTCACGTCAGGCTCATCTAATTTATCGTCATCGATAGAAATCAACAAGGAACAGTTCAATCATCTGGTTGCAAGTGTAGATCGCCGGCCAACTTTCAATCGAATCGAGTTCTATAACAACGCTGAGCTTGTTGGGACATCATCATTGACCCAGGAATTTGGTCAATTTGATTTCATCGCAAGCCCAATGTATATCGGATCAGGATCTTCGCACATAGTCGGTGACGTAGTCTTTGAGCCTACGACGACACTTTCTGGTGCCATTGATGATTTTCGAATGTTCCATGGAAGACGAACGATTAATGAACAGAATCTGCATGGCAAGAAGGGAATTTTTGCATCAGATGATCTTGCTCTGTACTTCAAATTTAATGAGCCGACAGGTTCTCTGGGAAGTCTAAGCAACATTGTACTAGATTCATCGGGGAATTCCTTACATAGCAAGATTCAATCATTCTCCCAGGCTATGCGTTCTACTGGCTCTTATGCTGTTCCCGTTACCAGCGAGCGACCAGAACGAAATCCCGTACTATTCCCAGCATACCCGGGCGTTGTGCTACTAAACATTGACTTGTTGTCATCGGCATCTGCATATGATGTCGAAAATCCTAACTTGATAACTCGGCTTATTCCACAGCACTACTTGTGGGAAGGACAATCTGAAGAGGGCTTTGAAGAACCAGAGGGTACAATCGGGGACTCTTATGAGGGTGATGGTCTGCCGGGAACAGGAGAACTCGGTAGTCCGCAAATTCTGGGTTCACTTTTGTATGTTTGGGCAAAGTTCTTCGACGAGCAAAAGATCATGATCGATCATTTTTCTACTCTTCGACATGTTGATTACGATGACGACGGAACAGCATCTGATCAATTTTTACCTGAGCTATTTCAGTACTATGGATTCGATGCTCCCAACTTTTTCTCTAATTCTACGATTGAACAATACGTGGATGCTGACAATTTGGGTGTCGATGTTGGGGTATCTGCACTATCGCTACAAGAAGTACAAAATCAACTCTGGCGTCGAATTCTAGTCAATCTTCGTGATATCGTTGCATCAAAAGGCACACTGCACGCAGTCAAGTCGCTGATTCGCTCCATTGGTGTTAATCCTGATACGACTCTTCGAATACGAGAATACGGCGGAAAAACAAAAAGAAGCTTAGCCGATGCTCGGCTGAGTCGCACTGAAGTATCGACTATGTTAGATTTTTCCGGAAGTCTGTCTGACGTCATCCCTGCTGTTGACAATCAAGGATATCCAACTAATCTTCCGTTTGTAAGAACACAATACTTGTCATCATCTCGTGTTGAGGCTGGACTCCCGACACCCGCAGGTACAATGATCCCGAGTGATCTGTATCCGATTCATGGCATAAGTGATGATCCTGGTGACGGCACATTGACGTCCGGCTCATTTACAATTGAAGGGCTCTACAAATTCCCGGTGGGAATACGAAATCAAAACTTTGTCACACAAAGTCTATTCCGTCTTTGCACAACAGGTTCAGCAGAATATCCAAATATTATCGTCAACGTTGTTGCAATATCGGGCTCGAGCGCCGAGGATGGCCAGGTTGTCTTATATGCAAGGCCCAGCGCTGCCAATGATGCTGGAGCCACCGATCAACTTATTTTGCCCGTAACGGGTGTCAACATTGTTGATGGTAACATGTGGCATGTAACAGCAGGACGAATAGCCTCTGAGCATCTGGAGAGCCCAGTCTCATCTTCATGGTTCTTGAGAGTGGGCCGAGAAACGAATGGTGAAATTACAAAATTCACATCAACGAGTTCATTCCATCAAGACTCTCCACAAGACGCAACACTGGATGTTCTGAGTGAGATAACAGCGCAAAACACATCTGGCTCTTTCATTCTGATTGGAAGTCAATCACTTGGCACGCCTGGTCCAAATTTCTTCCTTAATAGATCACCAGAGGCTGCAGCACTTCAGACAAACTTCAACGGTAAAGTGTCACAGATTCGATTCTGGTCTAAAGATTTGACAGTTGCAGAAACCAAAGAACACGTTCGAAACTTTAAGTCTGCGGGCGTGGAGTCGCCTCGAGTCAATTACAACTTTGACAATACAGCATCGGGATCGTGGGAAAGATTGCGACTGAATATTACGACTGATCAGCCTACAACGTCATCGGATCCTTTGGGCGGTATTGTTTTGACTGACTTTAGTCAAAATCAGTTTGTTGGACTTGGTACAGGGTTTGAGTCCAACACATCAGTAATCAAGCCCGAAACTTTCTACTATAGTCATCTATCACCGAGATTTGACGAAGCGAGCACAAACAACAAGGTGAGAATTCGAAGCATGCTCGAACAGGATAACATCGATGAGTTTGATGCAAGCGCAGCACCACTTTATGAAATCACACCCAGTGAAGTTCCCAATGACGACACGCGTTTTTCAATTGATTTTTCTTTGATTGATTCGCTTGACGAAGACATTATCACAATTTTTGCCACACTGGATGAGCTCGACAATGTTCTGGGTGACCCTAACTTGATGTATTCACCCGATTACCCAGCACTAGAAAATCTCCGAGAGATTTATTTCAATCGATTGACCGATAGGATTAATCTAAAGTCGCTATACGAATTCTTCAAGTGGCTTGACACATCGATCGGAATGTTCATTGAGCAATTGCTTCCTCGAAAAACCAACTATTTGGGAACCAATTTTGTTGTGGAGTCACACATGCTAGAGAGGCCAAAGGTTCGCTACAAGAATGACGAAATTTATCTCGAGGAAGAACTTAGATCGTCACAGAGCACAGGGCAAACATACTTGAGCTCGGGAGATACGACTACAACATGAGTATCGACACATCTAAATACGATCAGTTCCGACAAGGAATCTACAAGTACAAGCCCAATGTTAAAAAGGGGATCAAGCCTATCATGGGCCCGGAGCTGGATAGTAGCTTTGTGATTCAAAATACATTCGGTCAGTTCAAAGAAAATCAAGATAATACGCACTGTGTTGAGTCTGACAGGTACGATCCTGTTACAGCGCTCGGTGACAATGAACTTCTTTTTTCACCAGTCACAGACGCAAATTTTGAACAAACAAAGCTTAATGGCACGATTGAGCCACTAACTATACGCTCTGCCGTTGAGCTTTCATCTATCGATGCACCCTTCGAGGCACATAGCATTAAAGGCGCACTCAGCGACGGCAATACCGACTTCTGGCTAGCATCAAGTCAAGTCGTTGACAAATATCTCTTCACCCAGCCTGCGCAGATTGTCCCATTTATCGATTCGGTAGACTTGATGGGTGCATCACAATCAGGTGCTATCACGATTCCAGGTATTTTATCATCTGGCGTAGCAATTTTGGATCCATTTGTTGAAGAAGCACTGGAAAGGGTCAATAAGTCAATCGTGTTTGAAAAGGATCCGTCTGGCAATGACATGATCGAAGCTTTAAATAGCATGAACCCCGATACAGACAGTTTGATGAGCAATCATATGCATAGCTCTCGTACAGGGTTTACTTACGCCAATGCGCCTCAAGGAATTGATTCAATTGCATTCGGTGGATTGTTGAGAGGTTAATATGACTCGAATTCTAAATGTCCCTGTTCGTGCCGCCATTCGTGACAGGGACTCTGTTACGGGTTCGTACCCAACCATTGCTAGAACAGGCGATGCCACCCGCACCGGAAAATCTTTGATTGGCTTTGACGACATAGACACTGTCGTATTTGCCAGCGGCCAAACAAATTTACCGCAGGGATTGTTTAGAGGCGGTATTCAGCTTGCTCGACAAAATACTGTCAATAACTTTCCAGTAACTGGGTCAGTTGTTCCGGGAGTAGGCGATTCGCTCGCTCAGGTTAGAAATCCACACCCTGTCGAAAATCTTGGCCCCTTCGTAGATTTTAACAAGCCGTCATATCAGACAACTGATTTCTTTTTGACGGGAACATCACCCGAAGTTTTGCCCAATTTTTCTTCACCCCTCAAAAGCAAGACAATCATCAGAATCGACCTGAGTTCATCTGATGATCATACTATGACGAGAAACTTTTCGAACAGGAATGATCTTAGCGATCCTGGTGGCGAGTTTTTTGGAATTGACAACAGCGGCTTTTCATATTTCAACTTTGTCACAAAAACATGGGAAGATATTGGATTTTTTGATCCAGCAACGGGAGTTTCACTCAAGGGCCTCACTAAAGGCGCACCTGATTGGGCAGTTGAAATATCCAATGCGAATCCGGTAAATATTTTTGCATCTGGAACAGAATTGTGGTGCCAACAATTTACTGCTCCCGACATGGAACCGCAGTACACAGACACTGATCGCTTGGCAAAAACTAATCTGTTATATGTGGGTTACCCAACAGTGACAATGCAAGCACCGTTTGCCAATCGATATCATGCGACCGCAAGTCAAGGACTCAAGCTTAGCAATTTCATTGCACACCCATTCTTGTTAGAAAAAGCAGTTTTAACTTTTGAATCTCTTGAAGCACGCAGGATTCAAGATTGGTCATCCAAGAGTGAACAATCAGCTGAGCGCTATCTTGATGAATATGTCTTCTTCTTGTATAGACAGCAAGGGACAGATAATGTTCCCGATTCACAATTAGATGTCTCAGGTAGTCAGCGCTATTTGATTTGTAGTGCGTCAATGTGCTTCTACAATGAAACACTAAAGAAGGATGATTCTATTGACCCGCACGGGACAGATTTTGCGCCATTTCATTCTCCTGATTTTTCATATAACTTTGGACTGACACAAGGCCCAGTGCCAATTCAAACGGGTTCGTGGGCAGGTTCCGCTGAACTAAAGATGACAGCTGCAACAGCGGGTCCATTTTTGCCTGGCTTTTTCCGAGTTACGGGTTCTCAAAATCCTAGCGACGATCTTGAGAAAAATCCTGAAATCGCGAACTACTGGCCCGGAGGAACAACTTCAAGAAGCTTCTTGACTCGTTCACTTACGGGCAGAGACCAGGATTCATGGTCTGACCCCTATCCGGTCGATTTTGGTGTAGGGACTTATGCAAATCTATTCCCAGACTCTCTTTCGAGCACAGCACATAGCATGGATCTAATGAAACTGGATAATCGTGCACATGCTCCTTTGGGAAACGGCGGCCTTGACGCGACCGCTGGTGTGCCAGCATCAAGAAGAACGTCGCCTTATCTTTTGATGCCTGAAGATAGTTTGATCGTGGGTATTGACTCTTTGTTGGGGATGAGAGATCATCAATTTGCATGTGAGTTGACTGGTTCGTACTTGAAGATTTTGGGTGGCCAGGCTTCACTAACACTATACGGCTCTTTAGTTCGTGACAATTCTGAGTACCACGACACACTAAATCAGCCACTTACGTCAGAAGCCATTCATGAGGATTTGCACTTTGACAACCCAACGGTTGATCAATTCCAGGTCGAATCTCTCGAGACATATCTGGGCGGTACACTTGATCGAGTAATTTCTGGAAGTATTTTTGACGAGGGCACAGAAACGACCCGCCAGGTTTATGCTTCTGCTATTCGAAATGTTTATACAACGAACATTCAAGGATCAGGCAGCATTGGATCGATAACTCGAGCATCTCGTCACGAGACTGGCAATGAAATTTACTACGATTCTATTGTTCCGAGCTTGAGAGAGTACATTATAGCTGCCGGGGGCAATGCATCGCCAGCAATCCATGACAACAACCCTGCTCCTGATGGCTGCTATGGGTTTGGAGCTTGGAATGTCGGAAATGGAGAAACTACTCTTGTTTTTCGTGAACCTCGCGAAACGAATCTTAAATTCTCGATGCCTACGCCATTTGTTGGGAATCCCACAAGAGTCATTAATGATCATGCCTTCTTGTACGCGTATTACGAGTTGGGTCCGAATACACACCCGCAGTTTGTCAGCGGCAGCTTGCTTCGCGATTTACTCTTTAGAAGAGGACAGAAAAATGAAGCCGGCGACTCTGCTATAGATGACATAAACAACAGATACTTCAGTCAGGCTGTTGACGGTGCAACTGGCTATCGATACGGACTCATGGGAACCGAGCCTACAAAGTCGGCAACAATCTTTAGATATGACAAGTATGGCCAGTTTAGAGACATGCTTGAGCAGCGCCCCTTTAGCAGATTTTTCAACAATCTGAGCGAGCGAATTAGTGTCAGGGGATCAAGTCAACGAATTGGGCAAAAAACGGGTCCAATCACAATTCGCTTTGTGTCGGGGTCGGCTTCAGCAACTCAATCTTCTAATGTAAGCACGGTCGCATCATCTTCACTTCCTTACTTTGATGGTATATCGACTAATTGACGAGAACCTATGTAAGAACAGGAGGCACATGTGTCTGGAATCTTGAATCCAAAAACGCGAATCCTTGACACGATCTTGACGGATCAAGGGAGAAGACGCCTAGCTGCGGGCAATTTTCAGATTCAATACGTGTCATTTACAGATGGCGAGACTTTCTATCAGCCTGATGTAGTGTCAGGTTCTGATGATGCATCAAGGCGTATTTTCTTAGAAGCATCGTCAAGGCGTCAAGATCAGATTACATTTGAAACAAATGACGATGGTAGTCCCATATCTTTCAATGCTAACAATGCGTCACTGGTAGGCGAGACCATCTCCAGCGGGACATTTTCTGAGATTCTCCAGTCATCGATTGACAACTTTCAAAATCTACGAATCATTGGCAGCAAGGATCCTTTCTGGAATGATGATGAGTTCAATGCAAGCGTAGCAACAGCATCCTTTAGCATCACCGCAGACAAACCGCTAAACGAAGAAAGAGACGTTACCATTGCGTCTATCAATGATGTTGAGTCGTTTTTTCAAGATAAGCGCTTAGCGCATATTCCAAATTTTAGATTTTTGCCACCTGTTCTATCAGAGACAACACAGTCTTTTGGGAGATATGCAGACGTAAGTGAGAGAAAAATCACAACATATGATCAGCTAGCAAGTAGCCTGTCGGGCCTTGAGAAGAGCACTGTTGATTTTTACGACAGTTCAAGAGAGGGAAACCTGGTAACACAAATGTTTGAAGCATCAACAAATCAAATGATCAAGTTGTCTGTTATTGATTTTGGTGAGTTCCAGACTGATGATGACGATCACTCTCTCAAACAAATATTTTTTGTCGGAAAAGTCTACGAAGACAACAATGGCATGAGCACCTTTGTCAATATTTTCACGATAGTTTTCGACTGAGGCTAACATGATCGTTAACTCTACATCAATTAAGAATCTAATCAAATTCAGCTCTGACGACGTCCAAGTGACTCGTTTTTCTGATGAAGGTGAGATCACACTACAAGTCAAATATGAAATTGATCTTAAGCGAGCATTACGTGCAGGAGTATCGATCGTAGAGATTCAAATTCAGAAGCCTCACAATAATTCGAAAAAGAGCATCCGAACACCGCAAGAAGCTCTCGACGCAATTCGATTTAGAGCCCGTAACAATCAAGCGCGAGTCAATAAAAAGAAAGAGTCGATTCTACTGTCTAGAAAATCTGACATTACGCAGAAGATTAGCAACTCAAATGCATCAAAAATTTCTTCGGCTGTTGGCAGCGCTGCACTGGGTGTTGAAAATGTCATCGAAGCAATTTCGAGGAAAGATATTGGAAAGCAGCTCAAAGATGTGCCAATTTTGCAAACTCCGGTGTCGAGAACAGATGATTTTGCAAGAGGCAATCGTTCAAATCAGTTGACATCTCGGACCATGATTCTTGGGCAGAGCATTTCTCCCGCAGCCGCTATTATTGCATCAGCTCCCTTTGTTTCTACAGAGGAATCACTTAAGGGTACAAATCCTAAGACAAAATTGAATAGTGCTTCGAGCGCCAACGAAGGTCTCATACTTCAGTTACTTTTAGGCACAATTTTAGACATTGATTCTGCAGAGAGCATCAGCGATGCTGATACGATTCCCATACAGTCCTACCGAACTAAAGAAAAAGCAGTCGTTGTAGAAACATTGACCTTTTCAAAAGCTCTGTATGCTCGAAAGGGCACACGAGTATTTGTCTACATCAATGCTTTGAGCGAGAGCGGCAATCAAGTAAGTTCAAGTAGAGCTCTCATTGACTTGTCACAAAAAGAGGCTCGCAGGAATGCGGCAAGCTTTATTGAGGTATCTCCGGGAAAAACGTCACTCCGATTTTCAAACATCGTGGGCACAACGAATATCGACATAGACAATCTGGATACGACAGACATCAGTATCTACAAACTGCAGGCTGATGTCTATAAATCCCCGACAAAGAAAAAGCTATTTGATAGCACAAACACATCGCCAACTATCAAAGACACGCAGGGGATTGGCAATGATGGTGCTAATGATCTTATCGATATCTGGATCAAAAGCAAGGCTGGCCCAATTCACCCATCAAGTGACGGTATCTGGGAGCGGTCAAAAAAGCTCTACACTGGAAATGTCCCCGAGTTGGCGATTCAATCACTAGTCAAGGCAGAACGACAGAGTTTGTCATCAACGACTATCGCACGATTCATCTCCAAGAAGTCGTCTGATTTTGTTGAGTTGGTATTTCCTGGAGTTCATAATCACCTGGCAACAACAAATAGTTTTTTGGGCCCAAACGCAGTTGCCGAGACTGACGTCAAATTTAGCGCATTGTCAGCTTTTCTCAAGCAGGGACGAGTAGCAATTTACGTGTCAGGACTAGAGCTAGATGGGACAGTCATGGTAGTTAGGCGCGATTTGACACTACACGAAACTGAATTTACCCCACTCGATATAGCTGAACCCATCAGATTGATTTCTCCCGACGGCCAATCAGTAATTTTTGAAGACATCAATGTCAAGGAATCACACATTTATGAGTATCGAGCAAAGGCTTTTACTCGTCGCGGAAGAGAGATAACGACAACGGGTAAGACAGTAATTGAGTTCAAGATTTTGAATGGAAACGCTGTTGAAGTTTCAATTAGTGATCCGACTATTTCTGTAGATAGAACGGGTGCGCTTGATGTGTCATTTGACATTGCAGGTAGTGTTCCAAAAACGAGTTTGTCATTAATCACAGAAATTCTTGACGAAGCAAATCTAGCAAAGTACTTTGACGGTGACATTGAGGACAACAGAGCGAAATTATCAAAGCTGATTGCATTCAATATTGATCGTGTAGACTTGAAGAGCGGCGAGGTGGAAAGCTTTGGAATCGTCAAGAATGGCACCTTCTCTGACAAGCTGAACCAGAAAACAAACAATGTGTCACCGCTTAAAAGCGGACGAAAGTACAGATACGTCATTAGTGTGTGTTTGCGAGAGCCCGACACACTATTAGAGAGCGCGACAAGGTCGGGTGTTGACAAGACAACCGGAAGATCATTTACATTTTCTCCGAGTAAGTTTTTGAATCCTATGGTGCTGTCCAGGGGCATAATTCCAGCAACTGGGCTAGAAGTGCCTGATGATATTCGAGAAATCTTTAATGACGGATTTGTTGGGGTTCAAAAAATCGTGGATGTTGTGACTAGCGAAAAAAGAGCATCCGTAGCATCAGCATCTGCCAAAAAAGTCTCCAGGACACAAACATCAATTCGCTGGAAGATTGATGGACAAGCGAGTGCCTTTGATCACTTCATTGTGATGGGAAAAAAGCTTGGCATGCCATACATCGTGGGCAAGCACCACAATATAGGGATCAACAATACGTTTGAGTTCATCGACAAAGTGTCAGGAAAACAAATAGGAGAAGTTACGTACACTGTGGTCCCAGTCTATAGTGATTATACTCGCGGAACACCCATCAGAGCTGGCAGAGCCTCAGGGCCAAGCACAAGCCGAGTAAAGAAATAGCATGTCCAAGAACGCATCAAATAATACAGGTCAACTAGTCGTCCAGCCCATACCGAGTGTCGCATCGGTATCATCTCCGGCTTTTTCATTCATGGGCCCAGATAGCGGAGAAGAGACAAATGGATCGAATTCTCAAGACAGTGGGGTCGGTTCTCGTCAAATAGGGCTAAGCTTTACAAGAGAAGTCGATGAGATCTTGTCTGAGCGTGCACTTAGCAATAATATGCCCGAAGTCGTTACATTGACGGGATTTTTACCGACATCATCTGAGCGAGGCGTCGACACCCTGGCAAGCTTAATGTTGAATTTGCAGGTGTCACTTAAAAATTTGCTCAAAGAAGACAACGAAATTCTGATTGAGCAACTTTCTAATGACGATAATTTTTCATCTGCGATCGAAGATTTAGTTGCAGAGTATCAGAGCGTTTTGAGCTCGACACAAAATGATATTAGCACGATGGCAGCAATTCTTGAGAAGCTCAATGCGATGAAAAAGGCGCTCAATCTACTTGAGAGCCCCTTTTTCGAGTACAATTTCAGTGAAATTAGAAACAGCCGTATGTCATCTGGTGTCAACAAGACAAAGTCAATAGGGACGTCAACAACCTTAAATCAGCCTAGAAGGATGGCAGATATTTTGGTTGAGCATCTTGGCTTTGATCGTGACAATGTTGCTAAGTTCTCAAATACAAGGGCTTTTGCACAGATCATATCTGATTTGCACACTGCTCTAGTTGATTTCACACCACAACTATTGGGAGGCTACAATAACGATCGCAGGAATGACAGCGATCCCGTCGTAATCAACAAGAGTAGAGGTGACGACGATGGTTTCGACTTTACGCCCTCCTTATTTTCATCGACTACGGGCTTTGATCCGACTGACTATATCTACTTTGACGCGTTTCAATCTTCATTGCCGTCAAGCATCGATGGCTATGATAATAGAATCCAAGTATTGTTGACTGCGCTGTCGAAAGAGTCCAGAATAACAGACAGGGAACAGTCGGAAACGGAAGTAACATTCAGCAATCTGCTTGATGAGATTGTTGGAAATGTTGGTGAAAAAATCACAGATGTCGTTGCTGAGCCTGGCTCGCTTGCCTCAATTCTTCATTTGAGTGATAATAACGACATCATTCTACCCTATGAGTCGCGACAAATCCGTCAAGACAAGCGTGTGTTCATACCTGGAAGCGTCTATCTAGTAGACAATATTCTTCGTGGGGATACTTCGTTTGTGACTTTCCCATTGTCTACTTTCGCAAATAATTTGTCACAGACAACCAATGACGCACTTGACACAGTAAACAGTATGCTGAAGCTTGATGATGACGAAAAGCGGATGCATTTTATCACTATGTTCGATGACATCACATCGGTCGTCAAAGATTCAGTTTCATCTCTTGGTAGTTATCAAACTACAAATAATTCTCAAGCTTTGGGAGCAGCTCTTCTAGTTGCTTGCCAGACGGACCCAGGGCTCAAGTTTGATCTCTTCAATTACTTTTTAAGTGTTTATAGTGGCGAAATCATCTCAACAAGCGTTTACGATTTTCTAGACGGGAGAGAGGAAGAAGTTGCTGCAACTGCACCCCTGCAAAATCAAGCGACGAACGTTTTAGAAAAAGCTTCTCCGCTAAATCCATCGCTGAGTGGAATCTTCTCAGAATATGCTCCTGTCAAGAGCGAATCGACTGTCAATTCAAGCAAGGGAACAACAACGATTGCAGGACTAGCTTCGAATGTAAAAAACTTAGACTCGACAATCATCACGGGCACAGCAAATACAGCTTCTGGTCTTGAACTTATTCTAGCACCCAATGTGTCAATAACAACACTGAGCTCACGCATTAGGGCAGCTATTAGCAGCGCCAATGAAACAACATATCCAGGATCAGTCACGCTAACAATTGAAGAAATTAGTGACATCTTGGGAGACGCAGACAACAATGATTTTATTTTTGTGAAGATGTCTGATTATGCAAAACAAAATCTTGATTTGATCTTGCATGGTTCGACAAATCCTACTTTCAACGATCTATCATATCAAACAGTTTTACTCTTTTTGTTTGAGATTTTCTCATCAATTTTTGCCGAGTATGTCGAAGTAGGGTTCATTGAGATAACAGATGAAAATTCTGTGATTGGCTACAATCAAACAAGTATTGCCGATAACTTGACGGGTGCGACGGAGGCAGCTGAAACAACGACTTCTGAGCAAACGTATAATCCTGATGGAACGAAGTCTACAGAGCATACGTTTAGCCCAGTTGAGGGCAGTGCAACAACGGGCGCTGTATTCGATTCACTTCGTGCATCGTTCGTTTTAGAAGACGAGATCATCCAAGACCTAATCGATACGATCAGGACAGTTGCAACATCGATTACACAGACAGCCGACACCGCCGTAGATTATTTTGAGACGCTATCAGCGAAGACATCTCTCGACCTGACGTCTTTCTTTGAGTCTGATGCAATGAAGGCGACTTTGCGCGGAATATCTGATTTGCAAGTAACCCTTGCACTTCGTGCATTTTCAATCTTGTTTTCCTCTGATGACGGTTTGACAATACCTGACAATCAATACATGACGCCCAGCGAAGTTGACACGCTTCAGAGTCTACTTGACAAGCCGGAATATCAGTCTCCATCTGGAGATAATCTGAGGATTTTGGCAGCAGGGATGCCGTCTGGATTGACGGACGCACTTTTGAATTATGAGTACGTGATTGGGTCAGATGATCCGATAAGAGTAAATTCAAACAATCTGGTGACTGTCAAGGTTTATCGAACCGATCTTGAATATGGGGATCTAATCTTCAAGCCTCGTTCGTTCGTTTTCGACACGCTGTCTTTCGTAGAAAATTCGGGCACGTTCCGATCAGTAAACGATTCTTTTGCAAGCATTCTTGAAAAGTACATGTCATACAGGACTTACTCTCCGACGACTGCGACGTCAACAACACGAACAGCATCATTTCTAAAGTCTCTTTCACAGTTTGATGATCTTGATGATGACGAGATTTCAACAATTTACCAGAATCATGCAATTAGTGAGCTTCTTGGTCGATACGTCAAGCTAATGACTGGCATGGACTTGTCTGAGTACACATTCTTGTATGACGAGGCACAACTCAACGTGTCATTTTCCGAATCGGCTCAGGCTTTTCTTGACACGTGGGTATCAGTCGGGGGTCCAAGCACCTGTTCGTCTTCTACATTTATGGTGGGCGAGATTGCGGGATTAAACGAAGGTGCACTAGCCAGTTTGCAGAGTGCACTAACGGCTGATCCTGTTGCAGTAACGATTGGATCGAGCATTGCTCCTGTGTCAACAGAATGTGAAAAAACGGGAGATGATTCTGAAGACGAAAGTGACACATCGACTGATGAAGCGCCCTGGATTGATGAGCTCAATCAAGAGACACTGAGTAGATTCAAGCGACTCATTACGTCAACCTTCTTTAGCAAAGACATTCAAAGAGTTCGTGTACTCCAGCCTAAATTGTTCGAAAGAGTGTTTTTAATTCCTGTCGACCCTGATGATTTTGAAATTGATGCAGAGGCAATGGAAGGAACAGACTTGTGGGAAACGCTGAACAGTCAGGAAAAAATACTAGTTGAAACATCTGGGACAACTACAACATATCGACTCGAAGGCAGAGGCATAGAATTCGCCGAGATGTACATCAATGTTGAGCTCGGAGGACAATTCGAATGACAAGTATGACTTTTCCGTCAATGATTCACATTGCTGACATTCCCGAAGTTGAAAATTTCAAAGCCGAGTTTGTGTACAACTTTTTTGAACCAGATGAGAGGGTTAATTCTGAGCCGCTGGATCAGCAAAGTACAAGAACTAGTGAGTCATTAAATTTGCTCGGGAGAATTCCTCGTTACATCAAATTGACTTTCACACCTACAGCAATACAAGATCGGGCTGCTATTGGCGAGGCTTCCTGGAGTAAGAATCTTTTCGTCAAGGAAAATATTGACAAGATTCAATCTGAGCTGTCCTTTTCAAACTACAATTTTGCTGTCATCAACGTTCAAGATGAGAATCTAGCAAGCAAGGTCTTTAAGACGGTATCTGGCAGCATGGTTTTTCGAGGAATTTTTGAGGGCAGCCTGACCGAAAACGCGAAAGATCTCAACGACTTGACAACCGACGATGTATCTGGCGAAGAGCTAATTCAAATGATCAATTCTTTGTCACTGGTAGGCATTGACTTTGTTGATCAAGATCACCAGAAGGTCAAGCGAAAAGACAATCTAACTAAACTGAGAAGCATGATTGTTAACACGCAAGCAAACAACAAGATTATTGGCTCGCTAGCAAGCTCTGTAGCAACTGATCAATACAGCTTGTATGCACCAGAGTTTTCTGCAATCTTATCAGATGCCAACAAACTGCAAGAGATTACGAGAGGCAATAACTCTTCAACAACTGTGGATGCCCTTGATTACGATACGGGATTTTTAGCAATTAGAACTGATGAAGTTGACGACAGCATGCCTGATTCGAGCTCAGCTGTAATTGTAGGCTACATCGTTGAGCGGTATGAATATAACGGAAGCAAAATCGTACAAAGAGAGCCGATTTTAGTGACCGGTCAAAATGCATCGGTTGCATACGATGCGGATGTAAAATACGGCAAAACCTATGCATACTCAGTTCGAACAGTCGCAGCAGTTCGATTTCCTGCAGTCAATGATGACGATATCAATGTTTGGGTGACAGGACTTGTATCGTCGCGCTCATCGTCCAAGGTCGTTGTTGAGTGCGTTGAAACCGTTCCGCCAGCCCATCCTGCCGACTTTAAGCCTGATTGGGATCACAAGAATAATCAGCTACGTCTCATCTGGTCATTTCCAGTCACAACTCAAAGAGACGTCAAGTACTTCCAGATTTTTCGACGAAAGACGATTGATGAGCCATTTGAGCTATTGCAAGAGTACGATTTCAATGATAGCGTAATCAAGACTCGTCGATCTGAAGTTATACCCAAAAAGTATGTCAAGATGATGGTTGGCAATCCGTCGACGGTGTATGTTGATGGTGACTTCACCAAAGACTCTTCGTACATTTATGCTCTTGCATCTATTGACGCTCACGGAATGACATCTAATTACTCTGAGCAGTTTCTCGTATCATTCGATCGATTTAAGAACAAGCTCGTAGTCTCTCGAGTATCTCAATCAGGCGCACCCAAGTCTCTTCCCAACTTCTACTTAACAGACGGTGCATTCGTCGACACAATGAAGACGTCAGGATTTGACAGGATGACAGTTCACTTTGATCCTGAATACTTGATGTTGACAGATGACAACGGAATAGACTTGAACCTTCTTCGAGAGAGCAGGACGGGCTCATACAAAATTCAAGTCATCAATACTGATGTTCAGCAGTCAATTATTGCAACGATCTTACTGAACGATTTACGGACTTGACGACAAACATATAGTTAACTGGCGTATGGACAAATTTTGACGAGGTAACCACATGGGTTTTCTGGATCACTCAACAAACAATATTATTCTCGATGCCGTTTTGACCGACATCGGCCGTGAATTCATGTCAAGAAACGACGGCTCCTTTTCGATTGTTAAGTTTGCAATGTCGGATGAAGAGGTCGACTATACGATCATTCGAAAGTATGGCAGGACTATCGGGAAAGAGAAGATTGAAAAGAACACTCCGGTATTCGAGGCGTTGACCAATCCCAATGTTGCTCAAAAATATCGACTGATCTCATTGTCGAACCCCAATCTTATCCACCTCCCTGAGTTTGCTTTGACGGGAGAAGGCCTGGATACTACGGGTGCTATTTTGTCCATGGGTCGTACGGGAACAGGTCGTTCACGACGAATCATTCTGACTCAGACGATTACTGACGAAGATACGATTGATGTCGAGCTTCGTGATCAGGCTTTCTTGATCAAGCTTCCTAACGACTACATTCAAATTTCCAGTACGTCTCCTGACAACATTGATCAAGATAGCATTGCAACGTATTTGATCACTCGTGATAGCACAACGACTGCTTTGGGCGGCTCTCAATTGACGCTGGACGTGTCGATTAAGTCGATTCCTGACAGCTTGTTTACAGTCAGGGGCATGGTCAGTGACAAGACAACGATCAAGACTTACATCACAATCGTAGGCCTGCAGTCGGGTGCGACAAAAACCTTCGAAGTTCAGATTAGCAAGTGAGGACAGTTTAAGTGGCTACTTTCAAAGAATTAAGTGCTCAAGATATCAAGACCAGCAGGTCGTATCTTAATCAGCTAGTTGACGTCATTCAAGGCGATATTTCTGGCTCAACTTCCCGCAAGAAGTATGAGGTTTTTGTCACGGGCGGCGTAGGCCCCGGCGTAACGTCGTCACTTTTCCAAACAGTCTATGATCAATCATTTGTGCTACAAACGGCAAATCCTGTATTTGACCTGACTGTAGGTTTGTGGTATTCCGGAAGCACAGTTCAGGATGCTAAAACAGGCGACGACTCAGCTGGTAAGATGTTGTTCCCGTCATCGTCCATGATGATGCGTGAAAAGGCAAACATCTATCGACAATTTTCGCAACAGCTGCTTGGCAATGCAGAGACTCCTTTCTACATTCCTTTCGGAAGCACAGACAGCGATGATCGCGTTGATGAGGCAATGTTCGTCGCCTTCAAGCGCTTGTTCCATCGTGACGCAATCAAGCGCGAAACCTTTGCAATGAAGTTCTACACGTCTGCAAGTGATTCATTGGCGTCAACAGCGCCCAATCTTAATCATACATCGCAGTCGGGTTCAACAATTTTCACTGATATCGGAGCAGCTTCAAATCAGCTGGAGTCATTTGGCGGCGGCGTCGGCAATGTCGTGAACTCCGCAAGAACATCTGAGTATGCTGGTGTGCTCTTCTACGATCAGGGTATTGCAGTCTTCGACCTCAACACAATCGTCTCAGGAACACAGCATGTATCGGGTGTCATCGGAGCAATGAATGCCGCCGCCCCTGCTCCAGATGCATCAGTGGGACAAATGGTCATCGGTGCAGCAGACTCTGGCAACCCTAGCGCAACATTCATTCCCGATCTAATGGTATCAGCATCAATTGATGATATCGTGGATCACTTGGGAAGTTGCAGATTCCAATCTGGCTCTTTGTCAGCAATGGTCTTCCAGAATCAGACAAACATCAATAGCACACTCATCTTCTGTCGTGCGACTGCCGATGAATTCAACTACTCTTCCAATCCAACTTATCTCGATGATGACAGCAGATTGATCGTAATTGACGAGAATGAAGAGAACACCCAGTTGAGCTTCACTTTCGCAACAACGATCGGCCTGTATGATGCAAATGATAATTGTCTGGCCGTTGCGAAACTGTCGAGGCCCGTGGAGAAGAATCCTGAGAAGGATGTCACGTTTAGAATTCGTTTGGATTATTAGTCACCCTATTCGAGACGTGGCCAGAGAATGCCCTAGAGCAAATTGCATCTTGATAGTTACGCTCGCGGAGTTATAAATGTCGCTGATCAAACTATCAAAAGATCGCTTCGAACAGTTTACGCTAATCACGAATCCTCGTCAAGAATTCGTGTCGTCATCTGCAGGAACAACGGGGTCTGTACACCTGCAGGCACGAAGATCGTCATTCATCAAAGACGCTAATGTTCTGGGCTCGTCAATTACGTCTGAATTTACTGACGATGAAACAGAGCTACTTAGAATGGGGCTCTCTGATGCCATTTTGTCATCTATTGATGCAGGCGGCGGAGATATATCAGCAGGTGCTGAGTTATTTTTGGGAAAAGTTAATCAAACTGGGCAGACTGCACTAAATGACAAGACATTGGGTGTGTCACGATTTACTCCGACGTCCGGTGGGTTTGAGCAAAACGTTCTCAAAAAGTCTGCTGTCATTGATCGCCTGATGCCGCACTATCATGCGAAGTATCCTGATGCTCATTACGCGTACACGAACTATCATTGTTTGAATTTCTTCACAGCAAGCTCAGTTCCAAGCAACACAGCGATCATCTACCCCAATTCAGACGGCGGACCCGTCGGAACCACAGTCAGGCCATACACACCCTCAGGGTCTTTTACAGTCGATTTCTACATCAATCCCAAGTATACGACGCTTAGTGAAGCGGACGAATTTCATGCCGGGACAATCTTGCACTTGTCTTCCACGATGGCTCTTTCTCTGGTGTCAGGAAGCCAGAAGAATGAACTAGGCACACCAGAGGCTTTCCGGCTACTCCTTCAGCTGAGTCACAGCGCAGATGCTAATCCATCTGATGTGGATCTGACAACTGCCAATAACAGCCGAACATTTCCTGACGATCTTACTTTCATGTCTGATGACAATGTTCTCACCCGGAATACATGGAATCACGTGTCAGTCCGGTGGGGAACAAATACGACAAATGCAGGAAGCGGATCGTTCGTTATTAATGGTTCTGTACACGGCACTTTTAACGTCCCCTCTGCGTCTATTCACCAGCCCGTGGGCGGCGAATCACTACTGGTGGGCAATTTTTACGACGCGGCGGGATCTGACCTGACAAGATATTTCAATTCTGTCGTCGCTACTGACGAGGGGCTTATACAATTATCCGCCGCAACAAGTGATCCCACCGCGCCACTGAGCAATCCACTCAATGCTGAGATACACGACCTCAAGTTGTTTAGCGCATATCGAAGCCTTCCCCAAATTGTTGAATCATCAGAGCGTGGGCCCGACAATCTCACAGATTTGCTATTCTACGTCCCACCTTTTTTCGTTCGTGAAAGTCCTGTACGACTCAATCCGATTAGTCCTTTTCATTCGCGCTCTAGCGAGACAAACGATCCGTTTAGCACAGAATACTCATTTAGAGTTGGTGGTCATCTAGTCAATGTGGAGAACTTCTCTCGAGAATTTGTACAAGGCGTTTACCCGCGCCTTTTCAATTTGACGGCATCGATTTCGAATGGTGCACTTGACGGCGACCTTCTGGCTAACGATTACTTGTTTGCTACGGGCTCAATCAGAAAGCGGAACTTGACAGTTCTGCCATGTGACAACGGACTCTTTGTTCCTAATTTTCACCTGCTTCAGTCAGGAACAGTAGAAGTAATTCCGAGCGCAGGATCAAATAGCGAAAAATTTGTGTCTGATCTCGGGACATATAATGAGCGCCTAATCACATTGCGCAACTTAGTTCCGGAGAGTGAGCTCGAGCGTAATGCTCCAGAAGTTGACGAAGTATTTGTGCCAAGCATGCTCAATGAGCCCAATACTTTTTGGAATCCATATCGAAATTCAGCATGGCAGATTTACAATCAAACACAGGACAACACATCGAATCAGGTTGTTTTCTTTGACGTGTCAAACTTGATGTTCGGCAGGAGAATCGATCCAGAGACACTTGTTATCACTGATGAAAATGTGACGGGCTCAAACAGTCGTGTATCTGTCACGCTCAAAGACGATGGTCATGGGAATCTGTATCGAGCTGATGCTGATACTGCTCACGCCACTTGGTCGTCAGTAGGAAACGTCTTCTATGATGAAGGCATCGTGCTAGTCAAGTCACCCAACTTGCCGCTTTTTGGTAAGGATCAGTACGAGCTAAGTTTTCAAGGTGAGCGCCACATTCACATCATGCGAATCAATATTCCGTGCCCCGCTGGACAAATCAACTCATCATCAAATCCTGCCTACTTGCCAGTGTCTGCCACGTTGAACGCCAACGACTCAGATCCCGAGTTCGTTTACATTACCGGCCTAGCATACCACGATGAAAACCTCAACGTTGTGATGAGAACGAATCTGGCTCAGCCGATTGTGAAGCGAACAACGGATAAGTTTTTGTTTAGACCCCGCTTGGATTGGTAATTTTACAGTTTGCATGATACTTACTGTCATGCTACTAAGAATCGAAAAAAGAAAGACTCCCGGCAAACGAGGTCCCGATAGAAAGATCGCAATTTTCAAGTGCGACATCTGTGATAAGGTGTTCGAGAAAAAGCGTTTCGACCGCGAACTCAAGTACGAGACACATCGCTGTTCACGAGAATGCTACCTTGAAGAAAAGCGACGTGAGAAAGAAGGCTATCGAGTCGATTTTACGTGTGAATGGTGCGGTAAAGTAGAGAAGATTTTGCCGTTTGATAAGCGTCGATTTTGCTCTCACAAGTGTCATGGAGCATGGACGACAGCACAAAGTCTTGACGAGTACGCATGCGAAGAGTGCGGCAAGACTTTCACATACACGAAAGCGGCAAAGAACAAGCGACGTTTCTGCTCTCTAGGGTGTTGGTACGATCACAAATCTCGAACTGAGCGTAAGACGACAGGGTGTGAGCAGTGTGGAAAAGAGTTCGAGCAAATCAATTCGGGCACACAAACATTCTGCTCAGTTGAGTGCTATGCAAGTCATCGCCGAGACAATCCGGAGCTTTACGGTTGTACTGTAGAGGATTATCAGCGCCTAGTGAACTCACCTGAAGCTCGAGAAAAATGGCAAGCATCCATGACGAAGCTCTGGGCCGACTGGAAGTCAGGAGAGCGTGTGCACCCATTCAAGGATAGGCATCACACCCAGACAACAAAAGATCTGATCTCGAGACATCATATTGAGACAGGGTGCGTTAGCGGTGAAAAGAATGGCATGTTCGGGCGAAATCACACACCCGAAGCGAGAGAGAAGATGTCGATTGCTCATTCCAAAATGATTGTTAATGGTGGACGGAATCCTTACGGGAAGAATAATCATCGAACGGGACTTTATGAGTCGCGCAAAGGCGGGAAGGTTTCTTATCGTTCATCTTGGGAGCGAGCCTTTGCTGTGTGGTGCGATAACAACGACAGCATTCAGCGATTTGATTATGAGCCTTTCGCCATCTCCTATTGGGATACAGAAAATGCTAAACGCCGTTACGTCCCGGATTTCTTAGTAGAATACACAACAGGAGCAAAGATTTTGTACGAGATCAAGCCGGCAGCGTTCGTCAACTCGAGGGCTGCTCAGCTCAAAGCAGAGGCAGCTCGCAAGTATTGTCAAGAGAACGATATTGATGCGTACGAGTTCATGACTAAGAAAACACTAGTCGAAACAGGGGTACTAAATGGATGATCTTCGAGTCGTTCACAAGATAACAACAGATGGACATATCAAGTGCCAACTCAAAGACCTTCGAAAAGGTAATTGGTTCACGATGTGTGAGTCAACCGGAGAGGGTATTCCGAGCAACGACGACATGACAGAACGCTATGATCCTGATCATCGTTTTATCGCTGCGTCAGATTCTTGTATCATTGGCGGTAATTGGGGCATCGAAGTTTCTGGTGACACACTATGAACGAAAGTACCCCTGTCATCTTGGGACTTGATATTTCCACTTCGATCCTGGGGTGGTCCCTGTTGTCCCTGGAGAGTAGCGAGTTCTCACTTGGGTATCTACCCCTAGCGAGTTCTGGGGACATATACGATAAGGCCAGGGACGTTAGAGAGCTGCTTCACAAACTCCACCAGGAGCATACAATCACGGCCATTTATGTGGAGGAGGATTTGCAACGATTTAGGACGGGAATGTCGTCGGCAAAAACCCTGGCAACACTAACTCGTTTCAATGGTGTAGTGTGCCAGATAGCTCACGAAGAGACAGAGTATAAGCCCGAGCGCATTAACGTCAACGCAGCTCGAAAGCTTGCTGGCGTTAAGTACGACAAAAAAGACAAGTCTCGAACTACTAAAGAAAAGGTGCTCGAAGCTGTACAGGGATTGATTACACATGATTGGCCCACTCGAATCATTACGCGTGGCAAGCGCAAGGGTCAAGTGGAACACGAG